TCGCTGGTGGTTTTGTTAAAAATCCTCAAGTAGGTGCACACGACTGGGTTGTATCTTTTGATCTTAATTCACTATATCCAAATATCATTGTGCAACAGAATATTTCACCTGAAACCCTATGCCGCGATCATAATATTCGTTTCCCTCAGGGCGTCGATTACTATCTTTCACAACATGATAGATCTAAGCCTGTAGACACACACTATGCTGTGTGCGCCTCTGGTGTACCCTTTGAGCGGTCCAAGCAAGGTATTATTCCAGAATTGATTGTCGACTACTATGCTGAAAGAAGTACTATTAAAAAACAAATGCTTGCTGCTCAATCGGAATATGAGAAGACAAAAGATAAATCACTAGAGTCTAAAATTAACCAGCTTGAAAACAACCAGATGGCAATTAAGATTCTACTCAACTCTTTGTATGGCGCACTGGCTAATAAGTACTTTAAGTATTTTGATAACGCACTAGCAGAGTCTGTCACACTCACAGGTCAGACTGTTATTAAGTGGGCCGAGCAGTGTATGAATAAGGCTATGAACGATATTACTAAAGCAAACAAAGATTACATTGTTGCTATTGATACTGATTCAATCTATGTGAATATGGGTCCATTGGTTAAACAGTTCGCCCCTAAAGATCCTGTTAAGTTTCTTGATAAAATATGTTCAGAGCATTTCGAAAAATCGATGGCAAAATCGTATGATGAATTCTTCTCTGTCATGAACGGATATATGCCTCGGATGGAAATGGCCCGCGAGGTTATTGCTGATCGAGGTATATGGACCGCTAAGAAAAGATATATCTTAAATGTGCATAATTCAGAAGGTGTACAATTCGCAGAGCCCAAGCTAAAGATGATGGGTATTGAAGCCATTAAGTCCTCGACGCCTGAAGTTGTTCGTGACAAGTTTAAACAGATCTTTAAAGTTATTATCAATAGTACTGAGAAAGATACACAAAAGTTTATAGCCGACTTTAAGCATGAGTTTAATAATTTGCCGGCAGAAAGCATTGCCTTTCCACGTGGTGTAACAAGTGTAAATAAGTGGAAAGATCGCAAGACTATTTATGGTAAAGGCACACCCATCCACGTACGTGGGTCTCTCTTGTATAATCATCTAATAAACCAAAACAATCTTGGTAGAAAATATGAAACTATCAAGAACGGTGAGAAAGTAAAATTCCTTTATCTTAAGATACCGAATCCTATCAAAGAGAATGTTATTTCATTTCCTGGCATATTACCTAAAGAAATAGGTTTACAAACATATGTAGACTATGGTATAATGTTTGAGAAGACCTTTATTGAACCGCTGCAGCCTATACTTGATGCCGTCAATTGGAAACCAGAACCTGTAGCCACATTAGAAGATTTTATGTAATGTATTCACTTACTGTTTTTAAGAGCAGATATGATAATAAAACTCATAGGCGCATGGACTTTGAGTCTTGGGACAAGTTTGAAAAATTCATATATAAACTGTCGGAAAGAAAACTTGAAGGGAAATTAGATGCTGAACTTATATCACCGGCTACTTATTTTGATGGGACTACTCGGGCAAACAAAAATGTGGCTTATTGGGGAGCTTGGGCTGCTGTTGATGTTGATGATTACTTACCTAAAGGCGGGCTAGAAGATGATCTTAGAAACCGCTTTGGCCATTCAAAATATATTGTTTATTCTACTGCCAGCAGCACTCATAATTTACCTAAGTTCAGAATTGTTTTTCCGCTTACGTCAACGGTTGAAGCTGATAGAATCAAGCACTTCTGGTTCGCCCTCAATACCGAGATTGATTCGCTTGGAGATAAACAAACTAAAGATTTATCTCGTATGTATTATGTTCCTGCAGATTACAGTAATGCTTATAACTTTGTATTTTCTAATAATAGTGGTAAGGTAATTAATCCCGATGAGCTAATGGCCAAATGGGAATATAGCGAAAAACAGAATAGTAAGAACTTTCTTGACAGGCTCCCCGACGCATGGCGTGAACAGATAATCGATTACCGCAAATCTAAACTTGATAATACTGATTATGTTTGGTCTAGTTACGCAGATTGCCCATTTGTAAATAAAAAATTATTACAAGAATATATGAGTATTGCTAATATTGATGGAACTGGTAGATATCGCATGATCTATAGAATGATGATATCTATTGCCGGTAATGCTATTGAAAAAAAATATCCTATTACTGCAGTGCAAATCGTAGATCTTATTAAACAAATCGATAAAGATACAGCTAATATATATGAAAACCGGCCGTTAGAAACCGAAGCTAATAATGCACTAGAATACGCATATAAAAATGGAGTTATGCTATGATGCCAGATGAGATGGAAGCTGAGAAAAATAGAAAGATCATTATCGCTCAAGCTAATAAAATAGATTTACTTGAAAATAATGTACATCAATTACAAGATGAAGTACAGAATGCATATAAAAGAATTGCACAATTAATGGAGATAGAGTATGAAAGCCGGTAAAATATGGGGCACGACAGAACTGATTGAAGCCAATGGTGCTTTAGAGTTTCATCGTATTGAAATGGAAGAAGGTGGAGTTTGCTCAAAACATTTGCATCGTTATAAATGGAATGGCTTCTATGTTGAATCTGGTAAAATGCTTATCCGCACATGGCAGCGTGACTATGATTTATGTGATGTCACTGTTCTAGATGAAGGAGAGTATCATAAAGTAAAACCTGGTCTCTATCATCAATTTGAATGTCTTAAAGAAGGCATAGCTTATGAATTATATTGGGCCGAGTTTAATCATAACGATATTGAACGTGAAACTGTAGGATATCATATGGATGATGACTTTGATGACGATAGTTCAAACCCATGAAAATAGGATTTACTGCTTCGACGTTTGATCTGCTACATGCAGGTCATATATCAATGTTACGAGAAGCTAAAACAGTTTGTGATTATCTGATATGCGGTTTGCAAGTAGATCCGAGTGTAGATCGGTCAAATAAGAATTCACCGGTTCAATCTTTAGTAGAAAGATGGACTCAGCTTCAAGGCGTAAAATATGTAGATGAAATAATTCCATATCAAACGGAGCAAGATCTAGAAGACATTCTGCAGATGTTTCATTTCGACGTAAGAATTTTAGGTGAAGAATATAAAAGAGATACGTTTACAGGCAGATCTATTTGTTCTGCCAGAAACATTGAATTGTATTATAATAAAAGAGATCATAGATTTTCGTCATCGGAATTAAGAACTCGTCTATCAAATATAGGATAAAAGAATGAAAATTACTATTGTAGGCCATGGTTTTGTCGGTAAGGCCGTAGAATATGGTTTTAAAACTCCGGGTGTAAGAATACAATTAGTAGATCCTAAATACAATGTAAGTCTTAAAGATATTAAATTACAAGAAAATATAGCATTTGTATGTGTGCCAACGCCAATGGGAAAAAACGGAGTTATTGATTCTAGTATCTTAGTAGACACCGTCAAACAACTTAAAAAACGAATGTCAGGTATTATTGTCATTAAGTCGACTGTTACTCCTGATATTATAAAAAGTCTTATAAAAGGATCAGGCGGAAATAGAATCATATATAACCCTGAGTTTCTTACAGAAAAAAATGCTGTTGACGACTTCATCAATCCAGGTATGCATATTTTTGGTGGTGAAAACGGTATTATTGATGACTTAGAATTCTACTATAAAGAGCATAGTCTTTGCCGGCCTTGTCCGGTTCATCGCATGTCAGCAGTAGATGCCAGCTATGTCAAGTATGGGATCAATTCTTTCTTAGCTATGAAAGTGTTATTCTTTAATCAGTTTTACGATGTGATAGAAAATAACAAGGGTTCTTATAATAAAATAGTAAACGCTATTATATCCGACCCACGTATTGGACAATCTCATACTGCGGTGCCAGGTCTTGACAATAAACGTGGATATGGTGGAGCATGCTTTCCAAAAGATACAAGTGCATTATTTAATCACGATAAAGGGTTTACATTGCTTGGAGAATGTGTTAGAATTAATAATGAATACAGAGCTATGTATGAATTAGACGAAAGAGAAAGAGAACAAAATGTCGATTATGGACAAACTGAAGAAAAACAGTAAAATCAAAACGGCTGAAGTCCTAGCAGACTCTAAGTTTTTTACAGAGAAAGATATGACTCCGACCGATGTGCCTATGGTTAATGTGGCATTGTCGGGATCAGTTGACGGCGGGCTAGCGCCCGGGCTTACGGTTCTAGCCGGACCGTCTAAACACTTTAAGACTTCTTTTGCATTGTTGATGGCGGGCGCCTATCTCAAGAAACATGCAGACGCTGTTATGCTATTCTATGACTCAGAGTTTGGTTCACCTCAAAGTTATTTTGAGCAGTTTGGCATTGACACATCCCGCATTCTACATACTCCTATTGCTAACGTAGAAGAACTCAAGTTTGATCTTATTGGGCAACTAGAACAGATTGATAGAAATGATAAAGTCATTATTGTTATTGACTCTATTGGCAACTTAGCATCAAAAAAAGAATTAGAAGATGCTATCAATGAAAAGTCCGTTGCAGATATGTCTCGCGCCAAAGCCTTAAAAGGTTTGTTCCGCATGTCTACACCGTATCTTACAATGAAGAATATTCCACTTATTGCTGTCAATCACACGTATATGGAAATTGGATTATTTCCAAAGGCTATTGTTGGTGGAGGTACTGGTATATACTACAGCGCAGATAATATCTGGATCCTCGGCCGGCAACAAGATAAGAAAGGCACTGAGATTCAAGGTTATCACTTTGTAATTAACGTGGAGAAAAGTCGTTATGTTAAAGAAAAGTCTAAAATTCCTATTACTGTTTCCTGGGACGGTGGTGTCCGTAAGTACTCTGGGTTGCTCGATTGCGCTCTTGCTGGTGGTTATGTCACTAAGCCTTCTAATGGCTGGTATGCTGCTGTTGATCAGACATCTGGAGAAATTGGATCTAAGGTTCGGCATGATGCCACTCTTGATAAATCCTTCTGGGATCCAATCTTTGCTGAAACAGATTTTAAAGATTTCTTAAAGAAGCAATATAGTATTGGTCATCAATCTTTAGTAGATATGGATGATATCGTGGAGGATGCTAATGGTTAAAATTCCTAATATGCTAGAAGAAAATATTGACTATGAGTTAATACCCGGCGATGAGGAATACTGGCATATTCGTATCAAAAACGGCGAATTCATTGAGTCGGTAATTAGCTTTGGTAATATTAAATTCGATGACAATAGTGCTGAAATGAAATTCGATTTTAACATGCATTTTTCTCCTGATAACGAATTGTCGGTTGACAATGTCGACTTTCAAAAATACGCCGGAAAAATATTAGAAAGCATACTAGTTAATAACTTAAACGAAATGGAAAATAATGAGTAACGTTGAACAGACAATACTTAAACATCTATTGATTGATGAGCCTTACACTCGTAAGGTTCTTCCTTTTATTAAACCTGAATATTTTCAGGGAGTGTACAATCAGCTGTTCAAAGAGGTAGCAAAGTTTGTTGCTAAGTATAATAAACTTCCTACCATTGATTCTTTTAAAATAGAAATAGATCAGTCTGATAAATTTAATGATGATCAATACACTGCGGCTATGGAAATTTTACCGAATGTGTTTGATAAGAGTGAGAAGGCTGATGAAGAATGGCTTATAGATACTACTGAAAAATGGTGTCAGGACAGAGCTATTCATAATGCAGTAATGGAAAGCATTAGTATTATTGACGGCAAGCATCAGACACTTACTAAAACCGCTATGCCTGACTTGCTATCAAAAGCCTTATCTGTAACATTTGATCCGTCTGTAGGTCATGACTATATTGAAGATGTTGAAAAACGTTATGAGTTTTATCACGAAGATGAAGAGCGTATTCCGTTTGACTTAGATTATTTTAACAAGATTACCAAAGGCGGATTACCTAATAAAACTCTTAATATCGCTCTTGCTGGCACAGGTGTAGGCAAATCGTTGTTTATGTGTCATATGGCAGGTAATGTCCTTACTCAAGGAAAAAACGTACTTTACATTACCATGGAAATGGCAGAAGAACGTATTGCAGAACGCATTGATGCTAATCTATTAAATATTCCGTTAGATCAGTTACAGCACATCACGAAAGATATGCTGACTTCTAAAGTTGATCAGGTTGCGGCAAAGACAAATGGCAAGCTTATTATTAAAGAGTATCCAACTGGCTCTGCTCATACCGGACACTTCCGAGCTTTGCTCAATGAACTTAAACTAAAAAAGAACTTTGTGCCAGATATGATTTTTATTGATTATCTTAATATATGTTCTTCTTCTCGTATGAAAGGAATGGGTGGTGCAATCAATTCATACACCTACATTAAAGCAATTGCTGAAGAGCTACGAGGTCTTGCGGTGGAGTTTGACGTTCCGATCGTATCTGCAACACAAACGACTCGTAGTGGTTATACTAGCTCGGATCCTGGGCTTGAAGATACGTCCGAGTCTTTTGGATTACCCGCTACCGCAGATCTCATGTTCGCCCTTATATCATCAGAAGAGCTTGAGACAGAAGGCCAAATAATGGTCAAACAACTTAAGAATAGATATAACGATCCTAATGCAAATAAAAGATTTGTTATAGGTATTGACCGGTCAAGGATGAGACTTTATGATGCAGAGAATGCGACTGATGGTGTCATGGATGATGTTCCGGCTTTTGATAAGTCCCACATGAATGAACGCTTTAAAGATTTTAAAATACAGTAAGGAATAGATAATGGCAAAAGGTTTTACTAATTCAAAGAAGACGTGCATCGGCCGCAGAAACGTTAAGATGGCATCGATGAATAAACATAAAAAACGTGGATATAAAAAGTATAGGGGACAGGGCAAATAATGAAAACCCGTCTTATATCATATAGCCAGCCGGTAAAGCATGTTCACTCAGGTGAACCTGGGATTATGGGGCTTGAAAATATTCAAGATTTAGTTGCATATTGTGCAAGAGTTTCTAATCCATCAAATCAGGCGAATACTAAAACAACTGCTAAGCTTTTAGATTATTTAATTAAGCATCGGCATTGGAGCCCATTTGAAATGGCGTCTGCATGCATTGAGATTGAAACAACACGTGATATTGCTAGACAATTACTAAGGCATAGATCCTTTTCGTTTCAAGAATTCTCTCAGCGATATGCTGATATCAGAGACTTAGATACAGATTTCGTCTTAAGAGATGCAAGGTTACAAGATCCTAAGAATCGCCAGAACAGCGTCGAAAATAATGATATGGCTCTTGAAGATGAATGGGCGAATAAACAGATGGCGGTTATTGAAACTGCTAAAATGGCCTATAGTTGGGCTATAGATAATGGTATCGCAAAAGAGCAGGCAAGGGCCGTATTGCCCGAAGGAAATACTGTTTCAAGGGTGTATGTAAATGGTACTATTAGGTCATGGATTCATTATATTGAATTAAGATCTGCTAATGGTACACAAAAAGAACATATGGACTTAGCCTTGTCTGTTGCTGAAGCTATAGGACAAATTTATCCAAGTATTCAAAACTTTATAGGAGAATAAAAATGGGCCGATTAATCTCTACGTATTACAAAGACGAATCAGACACTGATGACTATTGCGAAGTAAAAATAGACGCAAAGAATGAAATGTTTTATATAAAATACTTTAACGGCCTAAATGATGTTTTAAAGTTTGAAGAAGAATTTCCTGGCAAAGCTTTATCGTATGTAGAATCGGCAGCTGAAAACTGGGCTCTAGGTATTAAAAAATTAGAGAAGGGACAACTTGGCTTACTATAGTACAAAAACTTATGGGTATAATAATGAATTACAAGGGTGCCTTAGACATTTAAATTCAACTCTGTACGATCAATTTTTACATGGCTATTCATTAACGTTTAGCGTAGATTTTACATGTGATGAGCTAGATTCAAATGGGGTAGTAATAGATTTTAATTCGCTGAAACCATTTAACAAATGGTTAGAAAATAATTTTGCGTATAAGGTTATTTTATTAGAATCTGATCCTCAGCTTAAAACATTTAAATTATTAGAAGGCAGAGGACTGGCTCAAATCAAAATTGTTCCTATAGTTAGTACAGAACATTTTGCATATATGGCATATAAAGAAATTAGTAAGACTGCCGCAAATGTAACAGGTGATAGGTGCAGTGTTGTAAGTGTGACATGTAATGAGCATAATGGTAAAAGTAAAACGTATAAGCCGTAAATTAGATGTTTACAATATTTCACAAATATGATAGAATATGCTATATGATACAAGGAGAATTAAATGAGTGACAATTGGGTAAATGATATTAAAAACATGCACGACAAGTTTGGTGTACACGATTGGTTTCAAGCTAATCGTGGCGACAAAACTTTGATGCAGAAATATCTTATGTTTCGTATGCTTATGATTGGTGAAGAGTACCAAGAGACGCTGTCTGCTATTAATAATTCTGATGCAGAAGAAGTTGTTGACGGCCTAATTGATATGTGTGTATTTGCTATTGGCACTCTTGATGTAATGGGCGTAGATGCTAATGAGGCATGGAATAAGATCTATGATGCCAATATGGCAAAAGAACCTGGCGTAAAACCTGGTCGGCCTAATCGTTTTGGTTTACCTGATTTATTAAAGCCAGGCGGTTGGACACCGCCGTCCCATGAAGGCAATCATGGCGATCTGCCGAGCATCGTCTAATGAAAAATGAAGGTAAAAAACTTTGGAAAAAGGTAAAGAAAATGGACCTAGGAAACCCGATGATAACAGCCCTTGTTGGGCTGGTCATTTTTTATATTGGACTTAAGACATTCTCAGGTGGAATGAAATCTATGGGGAATATGGAACACCTTAACTGGTTTCTAGGTAGTCCGATCTATATGTTCTTCGGTGGAATCATCATGACATTGCTATGGCAATCGTCTTCACTATCTACTACTGCTATTATTGCACTAGTCGCTTCTGGTGCTTTACCTCTACCCGCCGCTATTGCTTGTGTGCTCGGAGCTAACATCGGTACGACAGGTACAATATGGTTAGCTGGTTTATTTGTTTCTGATGGAATGCCAAAAGGTGATACGCTACGAATTGCTATGGCTCATACGGGAATGAACTTACTTATGGCTCTTATGCTTCTACCTTTTGTAGGTCGAATAGGACAATATTTAGCTAGATTTGGATAAAAATTCTAAGTTATTGATTACAAACAAAACTAAAATGCGCTTTGGCGCATTTTTTTATGTACAAACTATTTGTAATAGTGTAGTATAGTTATATCAAATGGAGAAAAATAAATGTTGTATATTCGTGAAATTGAAAAAATGTTTAACTGCACATTAGATCATGCAGAAAAAATCTTTGATAATATGGGTGGTCTTGGCTTTGACTTCTCTCAATCTTCGCAAGAGGAGTTTGATGCAACTGCAACTGAAATCTTTCAACTTATGGAAAATGGAGTAATATGACACACTTTAAAGCTAAGGTCGACAAAGCTTTTATTATTCAGCGTGACGAAAAAATCAACGAAGATAATCGACCGAACCCTTATTTTCGGTGGGATTCTGAATTCGTAGAATTCCATCAAGCAAAGGTTGATCAGTTTCAGACTTTGTATGATGGCTATGAATATGATACATATCATCAGATGCTTGGATCCATTGACTATAAGATGTATTCTAAGTCTGGTGTTCATGTATCAGAATATATTCAAAAACAAATACGCAATGGCCGCATTGATAAACTTGGAATTTGGATGTGGTCTAGACCATGGCCTGGTCCTCTTGAAGAAAACCAAGTAGTCGAGTATAAAATCTTAGATTATATTGATGCAAAAGATGCACTAAAACATATTAATAAAAATAATAGGTTTACATATCCACTAGAATATGATAGAATATAATTATGAAATATGATAATGGAAAAGCCCCGCACGCACTAGTACCCATTGATTCGCTGACCCAAGTTGCAGAAGTACTTGGCTTTGGCGCTAATAAATATGGTACTAATAACTGGCGTGATGACGGACATTGTACAGAATGGTCTCGTACATATTCGTCTATTCAACGCCACCTTAATTCATTCTGGAATGGTGAAGATCTAGATCCTGAATCAGGCTATAGTCATCTTGCACACGCCACCACACAATTAATGATACTAATGCAGCACATATCAGATGGGCATCATCATATGGATGATCGCTATATAACAGGAGATGAATAATGAGAATGGATAGCGTAGAAGATATCCGCCGGTTTTTTATAGGTGAGCTCAATGATAAAGCATTCACTATAGATAAAACCGGCGCTAAGACTATTGAATTGATCGGCGCATCATTTGTTGCAACTGAACCTTCAATCTTCGGACAGCCAAATCAAGGATATATTAACCAAGAATTATTATGGTATCATAATATGTCAACTAATATTAATGACATTTATGGTGAGCATCGAGGTCCGCCTGATGCATGGAAGTATGCTGCCAACCATCATGGTGAAATTAATTCTAACTATGGCAAACTTATTTTTAGTGACTCATATCACAATCAATATGATAATGTACTGACAGAGCTTTTAGAACATCCTGATGGTAGACGCGCCACTATGGTCTACAACCGCCCTAATATCTGGGTAGACTATAAAGATAATGGCAAGAATGATTTTATTTGTACTAATGCAGTCACGTATTATGTTCGTGACGGCCTACTACATTCTGTTGTGCAAATGAGATCTAATGATGTGGTCTTTGGATATAAGAATGATAACGCATGGCAAATGCACGTAGTACAAAAATTGTGTGACGATTATAATTTCAGACGCTTTGAACGTACTTCAAATGGAAATGGTACAGCCATTGAGCCTGGTATGATGATCTGGCAGGTTCAAAATCTTCATGTGTATGAGCGGCACTTTGAGTTAGTGCGATGAGTAATAAATGGGATCTTCGTTACTTAGAGCTTGCTAGAACAGTAGGAACCTGGTCTAAAGATCCATCGTCGCAAATTGGCGCGGTAGCCGTAGGATCTAAAGGTCAGGTTTTAGCACAAGGATATAATGGATTCCCTCGAGGCATATTTGATGGCGGCGCGCGCTTAAATGATAGAGAACTTAAGTACCAATATATCGTACATGCCGAACAAAACTTGATCTATAACGCCACATATAACGGCGTGTCTTTAGATCAATCCACAATATATGTCACTGGTTTGCCTGTGTGCTCTGAGTGTGCAAAAGGCGTGATTCAAGTAGGTATTAAGCGCGTTGTTATGCCGAAGCAGGAAATAAAAGAAAATTGGAAAAAATCTTGGGGCCACTCAGAAATACTGTTTAACGAAGCAGGTATAACATATGAGTTTGTAGAATGATAGTCGGAACCTTTAGTAAAATACCAAAGAAAGAATCGAGCCATAGCTATGGTTATGCCAGGACTTGGTCAGAAAATCTTGGCGTACCTATTGACCACACGAATGGAAAGCATAAAGATGTATATCTTTTGCCTGGTGCTAACTTTGGCGGAAGCATTAATCTTATGGGAGGTTTTACTGAAGTTATTAAGGATTGGATTGATAACTTACTTGCATCAGAAACAATAACAGTGCTTGACGGTCCTCCAGTTGACTATGGCGCTCAGTTAAAGAAGCGAAAAGACGTTATAGATAAAGTATGGTGTGATGCTATAACTGAGAAGCTTTCTGAAGCTAAGTCTCTTGTAGGTAGTGATTTACCACACGAATGGTTAGCGATTGGTGATAGCCACGTGTGTGCATACGCACCGAAGAATAGTAGTGTAGTCAAACAAGATGGGACTACATTGTTTGGTCAGATAAAAGAAGACTTTGCTTATATCAGATCTCATATCAAACCACATCATAAAGGTGTTACTATATCTCTTGGTAATATTGATGTGCGCCACCATCTGTGCAGGGTTCAAACTGACATCTATAAAATGGTAGAAGCTTATTCTGATTTTGGTAGAAGTCTTGGTATTGAAGTAGAATATGCCGTACCATGGCCTATTGAATTCGAAGACCGTAAGCTGCCTAAAACTGGTTACTATAAAGGCAAACCATTTTGGGGAGATAGAGGCGAAAGAATGTTAGCAGCTTGGAATATGGAAGGCTGTATGAAAATCTATGGAATGAAATTAGTAAAAGCACCTCAAGCGTGGTATGACATGGATGAAGAGCGTTATGCTGCAGAAAGAATGGAAAAACCTCAGTCAGTTCATCTTAATCCGATGTACTATCGTCGTATGAACTGGGGCATTTCAGAAAATACATTAGAAAGTTTTATGTAATGGCACATAATAATCATGTAATTGATGGCATTAATAAAGATATTCCGGCATTATACGGCGATCCAAAAGAATACTATTTAGAACTTGCAAAAGATTGGGAGGATCCATATGGAGAACCTATTGTCACTGAACACTCTGGTATACGTGTTGTTCGCGATGATTATATTACTGGCAGTAAGGTTCGTGGCGGGGATTGTCTCATATCTTCTCTCCCTGATCATATCCGTACTATCGTATATGTTCAGCCTCGCACTGGTCTTGCTGGTGTTAGTATACTTGATGTGGCCAAAAGACACGGAAAAAATGTTAAGCTGTTTATGCCTTCCTCCAAACGCATTTCCGATCACCAAGCCTGTTGCATTGAGCGAGGAGCTTCTGCAGAATTTCACCGAATAGCAGCAATGCCTAATTTAAACTTGATTGCACAAAAATGGGCCAGTAAAAACAAAGACGCTTATTTTGTTCCATTGGGCTTAAAACACGAAATGGTAACCGCTGGTATTGTAAAAAGTGCTATGGCAATTGATCCGCCCGATGAGGTATATGTTGCAACATCCACCGGTGTTCTTACTCGTGCATTACAAATAGCTTGGCCAAATGCCAAGTTTACATCTGTTTGTGTATCTCGTAATATGAAGGCAGGGGAACTGGGTACAGCCAAAGCTGTGTCAGAGCCTTTGGCATTTACAGCTACAGAGAAAAAAGAAAACTTGCCACCATTTCCGACTATAGATACATATGATGGCAAAGTATGGAAATACATTCCAAAAAATTCAGGCAAGAATATATTAATGTGGAACGTAGGTAAAGAGCCTGTACTGCAAAATAAAAATCTTCCTGATAGTATTGATTCCTATAGAGACTGGGTTAAGAATGTGGCTTAATGAAGAAGCAATCGATGTTCTTGTCAATTATTATTATCCAAAAGCTGGCTGGCTTCAAGATAATGTAAACTGGGGAGAGCTTGATTATGAAGGTCCAGAGGCAAATAAAATTGTTAACGATCCTCTGATGCAGAAGATTGATATCTACGACTGTAAAACACGAAATGCTGCTGGCTTTTCAAATGTACTACAGGACTTAAGATTTGGTTCTAAGACTCCGAAGTGGCGCTGGCAGAAAAAGGATAGAAGAAAAATATCAGCAGCGAATGATAATATTCAGTGGGATATTAAAACGTGGTTATATGTTTTTATGTGTCACAGAATTACAGGGTCTGGTGCATCATTTGAAAACGATCATGGTTATCGTAATAATATAGTACAGCATTGGGGAAAACACCGTGATGTTCAAGATATGTCAGAAGACCTAGTGCAAACAAAGGCATCAGGTAAACCGCTGTTTACATCAATAGGTAATCAGCCTCCTGCACCAAAAAAAGGAACGTCTAATGTAGACTTTATGGTAAAAGAATTACCTGATCTTATGAACAGATTTACTGATTTCTTCTTAAAAGAAAAGCGTGGACATAAAGAAATAGTTGACTTTCTTAATACACATAATGCGGCGAACGGCCATAGAAAATTTAACTTTCAATATGCGGCCTTTTCTATGGATTGTTCTGACTATTTCCCTGAACATGGTGACGTTGATTCACACACATATTTAGGAAATAATGCAGTACGCTGCATGAAAAAACTATCTGGTGGTTGGAAAGCTGATAACTTTATGGATTTACTTCGTGAAAGAACTGGCGGCAAACCAAAAGATTTAGAAGATGTGATGTGTGACTTTGTCAGATTTGGGCAAAACTATGTCCCACGTGGCAACGGCACGTTTGATCATATTCCTTCAACACTAGCTAATGCATCCGGGTGGGAATCTGGCTGGGAACAAAGGCAAGGAAATCCTCCAGTAGCACAACAATCGTTAGAAGCCTTTATGATGTAGCTACCACCATCCGGCTCCCAAACCTACCATAAAAGTAGTACCGCCTACAATAGCAAAGCCGGCGGCGACTAAAAAAATTAAGAGTAATCCTTCTTGAAATGCCTGACGTTTTTCTTGCTGTTTATATACGGTTTCTTCACGCTCTTTTCTAATCTTTCGACGTAATTCTACCATTTCTTTCCAAGTGCCATAACCAAATCTATGGTTTAATAACTCTTGTAAAGTTTTCTCTTGCTCTTCTAATTTCTTTTTTTGAACTATAATGGCCAGCGCCTCTTCTTCGACTGAACCACTCATGAATAATCTGCTAAACATTGGAGGATTTTTCCTCTGCTGTTCAGCTCTACTTAAATCTGCTGCGGCGCCATACCACTTTCCTAATTGACCAACAACATCTTCTATATCCCGGCCAGCAGCCACGAGTTTCTTCACACCATTGAAAGCAGCCGTCGCAGCACTAATTGCCGTGATCGGATCTATCATTTCATTCCTCCATATTAACGATATTTATAAGTTATTGTTTTTAAATAAAAACAAAATGCGGTTGGGCCGCAATTAACTGTGTACAAACGATTTGGAACAGTGTAGTATGGTTATATCATAAGGAGATAATGACATGATTTTTACAGTTTGGCAAATTCAATACTCTGACACAGATATCGAAGCTATCAACGCTGGCGAAACTAATGCTAAGCGCGAAGCTAAAACTGAGATGAACTTTGATTTCAGCGGTAATAACATTTCTGGTATTGCTGATCAAGCTCTCACAGATGGCCTTTATACTCATGTTTCTGATATTCGTGCTGAAACTCCTGAGCATTGCTTTGAAATCGGGAACATTGGCCCTGAGTCAGCGATTACACGTTTCTCACGTATGTCTTCACTTTCAGTCGGTGATATCATCGTTGATGTAGAAGGTAATGTAATGGTTGTAGCTAACTATGGTTTTGTTGCAATCGGATTTAAGCCTGAAATGTCAGCAGCTAATTTAATTTACAAAATGGAGGAAGTAGCGTAATGATTATGGTAAATGATATTCAAGATGCAATAATGATGAGAAAGAAATTGATGAGCATCGTTCGTCGTTCTCATAATTTTGGTCATAGCCGTGCCACTGTTTTAATTGAACTGCTTGACATTGTAGATGATCTTCAGCAAAATATTGAGCGTATAGAAGCTGATATGGAAGTTGAACACGATATTTGGATGACTGAAATTAAAATGGAGGAATCCGCTAATGCTGCATAAAGGTAAATCATATAGAGTATTAGGTTTATAAATATCCAATGTCAAGAGCAGTCAATATAGCAAGTGGATTATTAACCATGTCAGGACTAGCAGCAGTAGCAGTAACTCTGACTATGATGCACCCCGAGATAGATGCTAAAAGCCATGAATGCTTGGCTATGAACATTTATCACGAGGCTCGGGGTGAAGTCGTAGAAGGCCAGATCGCAGTTGCGCATGTTACACTAAATCGCGTGGAACACGCACAATGGCCGAATAATATTTGTGACGTCGTATATCAGCCTAAGCAATTTAGCTGGACGTTTATGATTAAAGATCAAACTCCTTCTGAAAAAAAAGCATGGGGTCAGGCTAAAGTCATTGCGCGCGACGTGATGATAGGAAACGTAGATGATCCTTCTGAAGGTGCTACTTTTTATCACGCAACGTATGTAAATCCGTCTTGGGCTGATCAGATGGAAGTAAGCAAGGTAATTGATAAACACGTATTTTATACATGGGATGGAGTTTGGGACGAATAAATGATTAATTATAAATTTAATGAAGGTGAATTGATAGCAGAATTTAAAAATTATATTGATGCTACATATGATGGGCATTATGCAACTAATAAGTTCCAATCAACAGAAGTAATTATTGCAAGAGGCCATGGTACAGGCTTTTGTATGGGAAATGTTGATAAGTATTCGAATCGTTATGGTAAAAAAGGCACTCGGGCTGATGCTCGAAAGGATTTAATGAAAGTTCTCCACTATGCCCTCATCCAACTCTACATTCACGATAGCGAAGAAGAAATATAAATGGATTGCATACGATCCGGATGGCTATGTGCTAATTATATCACACTCAAGAAAGATTGTGATGGAGCATGTACAGTATTTAAAACACATGTTAATATATAAGTTGTAAGCGTTAATAACGGATGTATGGACCGCGGGGCAGTACCGCGCTGCTCCACCACAAGTACATAAGATGTATTTCTGATGGGGCAGAAATTTAGGATCGACATGTATTCTAGTTTACAAAACACAAATGCAAACGATAATTTTGCACCATCTGGTTACGCACTAGCTGCATAACACAGGGGGTTGGCCACTTACCTAGCAACAGAAAACGTGGCAGCTTAATAATGTTAACTTAATCTAGGAAAAAGAAAATGAAATTTGCAGCAATCACAGCAGCAGCACTATTAACAGCAACGTCTATCTCAGCAAACGAGATTGGTGCAACAGGTATTACTTGGGGCGTAGAATCAGAAGCAGCATATACCATCAATGACGCGGCTGGTAACGCTGTAGAAGATTTTGGCGTAAAAGTAACACCAGAAGTTGGATACACAATGTTTGGTGTAGGTCTTACAGCTGACATGGATCTGCCAGTATATAACAATGAAGAGTTCAAAGTAGACAAAATGCTTGATAACCCAAAGATTAACTTTGGTGCTACTTACGAAGTATTCGGTGGAGTTGAGTTGTTCGGTGAAACAACTTGGGATATCGATGCAGAAGACGCAGTAAGCTCAAAAGTAGGTGCTACTTTTAGCTTCTAAGCTATATACACACAGGGTCACTACTCAATAAGTGCGCGGGGGCCATGGTTAGCCCCCTTTTTTTATTGAGAAGGATATACTATGAAGAGATTATTATTGGCCTTAGGGCTTGCTGTATGTACACCAGCACGCGCTGACATAATTCAGATAAACGTGCCTTGCGATCCATCGCCTGAAGTAATGAGAATAATGATACAATATAAGAATGCACTGTTGCTTCACGGTACTGGTACAATTGCTTCTAAAGATGGAAAGACATTTACTTCTGAAGCTCAAATATTCTTAAATCAAGATACTGGCACGTTAGCTTTTGTTTTGTCTTTTCCAAATGGC